ATTCTCGTCCAGCATCCTCCGCGACGTGGCCCTTACCCACGGCGTATTTCCCTTGAGGTTTTCAACAAATACCTTGTCGAACTGCGTAACAACGCTCTGCGGTAGATTGCTGGTGAGGTTCGATGCCGGGGATACTCCAGCACCCAACACAAAGGCGTGTGCTCTGCCCACTCCGCCCAGATACGCCCATGAGCTTGCGCCCAACGCGCACACCAGCTCGATAAGCGGAACGATGACGTACTCAAAGAATTTTCTGCCGCATGTGGCGGCTCGGCTATTGTTTCGCATGGCTTCCCCCTCGAAGGGTTGGAGTCACGCGCCCATTGCATCGACTTGCTTTCGGAAGTCTGGGTCTGCACGAAGTTTTTCGTTAAACTCAGCTCGGCTCATCTTCTCAATATCAGCGCGTGTGTACTGCTTTCTCCGGGCCGGCGGCGGGGCCGATGCGCTGGCGTCCGATTGCCTGAGTCCGGTTGATACGCTGCGAGGTCGCGGAGAGGGAGCTGCGGGAGCTGTTGTCTGTCCACTCGCGGATTCACTGCCGTTGATATAAACGGGTTGTGTTCTGCGGTGCTGCGCCGGGATGGGTTCCGGCTGGATATTTTCCTGCGAGTCGTCTGGCCAGGGGATCAGGGTTTCCCGTTCCTGTAGGGTTTCAAACGCCAGTGCAAGGTTGTTGCGTGTCAAGTCCCACCCGTTAGCCTTCAGTTCCTCGAAGATTTGGTCTCGGTTCTGGGGTACGGGGTAATACTCTGGAGTCGCTTCGATGAAGGCTCTGGCCTCGCGGTCATAGTAAGCATCCTGCTCGGCTCTGCTGAGACGGGCAAACTCGGCTCCGATCTTGTTCGGGGAGAGGCCCGTCCTGCGGGTCACAATCTCCTCGACGGTCTCCACCACGCGCTCCGGGTCGCGCATATCCTCCGCGTAGCGCAAGCGGTCTGCCGGCGTTATTTCCTGTGTTCTGACGGTGAGCGGGGCCTTGGCGGAGTCGGGTTTGCGGAGACGGCTTATCTCGCGGTTCGCATTGACTTGCGAATCGGCCAGCTTATCCGCCACTTCATCCATCGTCTTGCCTTTGAAAGTGGACACGCGCGCGCCCTGGGCGTTCTTGATAACGAGAACGTAATCGCCGTTTTCGTCGGGCTGCTTGTCGTTTTGCCATTCTTTGAACATGGGTTACTCCTATGCACCCAGAAACTCCTCGCCGGAGAGCGGTCTCGTCACATCGAGGATGTTCTCGATGATCTGCTCGTCGTGCGTCAGGGGAGGTATGGGCGGTTGTTTAGCAATGGACTGGAGATAGAGTTTGGCTTCAGAGTCGATCTTTTCCTGCATGTGAATAAACATTTGCCACGCGGCTTTCGCCATCTTGTGATTGGCCAGAACCTCGGCTTCGTTGGCTGCGTCGGTGTTGAGGAGCACAGTCTCGGTCTCGATACAAACCATCTCGATCACATCCAGCACATCCGGGTATACCTCGGAGTTCTGGAAGGCCAGCAGGTGCATCCGCTGGAGGGGTCGCAGCGAGGCCGTCACGCCAAATGTCCGCTCGGTTCTGATTTCCGGCTCGTTCATTGCGTCACCACCTCCCAGTGCTTTGCGGCGTCCTCACATCGCACTCCGTCGGAGGCCTCGTAGCCGTCATACTTCACCGTCAATTCGCCATCCCTGTCAATGAAGAGGACGATTGCGTAGGGGTCTCCGGGCCGGAGACGGTTTCTGATTCTGTCGCCCACTTTTATGTCGGTAGCGATCATCATCCCCCTCCTGTCGGCGCGTAGAACTGGCTGGCTTGCATCTGGCGCTCGTCGGCGGTGCGCTCTGCGAAGCTGGAGGCTCGATCCAGCGGTGATTCGATGGTGGCCTGGTGCTTGTCCTTGATGGTCTGGGCCGCGATGCGTCCGGCAATCTTCTTATCCTCAAGCTGCATATCGCCCTGCTGCTTCTGGTTGAGCAGCGCGGCGTCAGACTGAGCTTTGGCGGCGGCGGGGTTCTGCTGCTGCATGGATTGTTGTTCCTGCGGGGTCATCATTACTATGAGGTCGCGTTTGTTCTTCCACTCACTCATCTCCAGAACCATGTTTACCAGCTCCATCGCGTTAACCTTCCATCCGGTCTGCGATAGCTGTTGAATCAGGGCTTGGTTGCCGAACACTTCGAGCAGGAAGGGAAGTGCCTGGGCCATCTTGTTCTTGGCTGCGAGTCGTGTGCCGGCCAGCGTGTCGAACTTCACTCTGGCGTCCATGAAGTCCTGAAGGTCTGGCTCTATGTCGGCGGCTCTCTCCGCCAGCACGTCGCGGATTTCGCTCATCGGCATCCGCTCCTTCACCATGCGGTAGACGAAGTCGAGGAAGGGCAGAAATACTCCGTCGATCACCCGCTCGACGGGCATCTGGAGGCGCTGGCTCGAAGCATTGCCCACGATTCCGGCTCCAGTACCGGAGCGGACAATGCTTGAGCCACGGCCGGGGATGGAGCCCTGGACGCTCGCCTGATCCGCGCCACTGGCTCCTTCGCTCGACGCTACTGCGGCCTGAATGGTTCGCCATGCATCGGGGGGAACCTGCGGCTGCGCCACAAGCGCGATGGCTTTGCTGGCGTCGTTGCCGTCCACCATCCTGATCCCGCCCAGGCGCCGGCGCTGGTCTTGGGTTGGGACGTTCGCGCCGCGCGCGATGGCATACTCCGGCTGGCAGGCGAAGGCCAAAATATCAGCGATTGAATTTAAGAGCCCCTGTTCCAGCCTTTGGTCGCTTCCACTGATGCGGCCGACTCCAAGTCCGAACCCCGCGTTGTCTATGTCCCAATAGTTCGAGCTCCAGAACGGCTTCTCGCCCAGCTTGTGAGCACCGTTGCGGATGACTACCTTCTTTTGCAGCACCACCCGAACCTGTGTTCTGTCCCACCACTCCAGGCACTGCATCGGCTTCTTGAGCGGATCTTCTGACCACTGAAAGTCCGGCCGCTCGGCGTGGTGGACGCTGGTGTTTGCAATCATCGACTGCTCGGTGGCGTTGATTCCCTCGGTCTGTTCGGTGTCCTCAAGGAAGATGGCGCGGAGCACGTCGTCCGGGGGAATGTCATAGTCGGGATTGTCGCGGAGTTTGGTGAGGTCGTCATAGTCGAGATACATCTCGTGGACGATCCACTTTGCTTTCCAAAGCTGGTTCGGTGACTTCCACTTAGGGTCAACGAAGACGGTTCCCAGTTCGCACTTTTCAAAGGTGGGGCGGTTGCGGGTTATTTCAACATCGACGGCTTCAAACTCGTCGCTCTCCGGGGTGGAGATGGTGATGGGTTTGCCAAAGGGTTGCTCCGCTTGCAGTGGAGCTTTCTTGCGGAAGTAGTGGGTCTCTAGCTCCGTCACCGTCTCCCATCCGCCTTTGAAGATTACAGTTCCCTGATTGGTCATGCCCTGGATGCCGTAACTTAACTCCGCTTTGAAGTCGATCTGATCCAGCAGTTCCGCGATAAGTTCGCTCCACGCGCGCGCGGTGTCGGCGTGGGTGTTGGGCCGGGGCCGTATCTCGAAGGGGGTTGCATCGTTAAAAAAAATGGCCCCCGTGATTGCGGGGGCAAGAGAGTTTACCTGCTTGGCAACTGTGAATCTTGAGACGTTGGCGCGGGTGACTGTCGAACCCTCGAAGACGGCCAGGGAGCGGGGCGATTGGTAGAGCACATCCGATTCCGTCCATTGCAGCGGCCAGCGGCGGTCTTCGAGCCACGCGGAGGCGCGGAGGTAGTCCTGCACCACAATGGATAAAACGGCTTCGTCGGTGTACTTGGGGGCGGCGTGGGAAGCTGGGGAGGTCTCTACGTCGCGGGGGAGGACTGGTGCGCTCCAGTTACCTTGCGATACTAACGCTGACGACGCCATACCTCAACCTCGAAACCGAACTGGGAGAAAATTTCGGGGTTCGGGTTGTCGTTATCCGTCAACCACTTCCGCGTGATGCTCTGGGCGCTTGTAATCCGCCGTTTGAAAGTTACTGCATATTACCCCGGTGCATGACAATTTGAAACCTTTCGCCTTGCTTTCACTAGCAATTCTGCTAGGTCAGCCGTTCAATCCGCCCAGGATGTTTTCGAGGCCGAACTCGTTGAATCGTTCGTCCATCGGGTCGGGTTGCTCCGCTGGCATCTCCTCCGGCTCCGGCTCCGGTGGGGCGTAGGCTCCGCGCTGATAGATCATGTTATACCAGTCGCGCTCTGCCGCGCCTTTGTAGGCAAGGTCTTCGTC